TCCGTGACGGTGACGCTCGGTGAGGTTGAGGTGGTCGGGTCGACCACGCCGCGGCTGTGGACTCCGCCGCTGGTGACCGGCCCGCCTGGGCCCTGTGGCTGCGGGTGCGCGCTGACGCCGGAGACGTCGTACGGGTTCCGGGAGGTCGAGTTTGCCGAGCGGCGGCTGGGCCGTCCGAAGTGGCCGTGGCAGCGGTGGTTGTCCATCCACGCCGGGGAGCTGCGGCCGGACGGGATCCCGCGGTTCCGGCGCCTGGTCGTGGTGGTGGGCCGTCAGTCGGGGAAGACCCGCGAGGTGGAGGACCTGACCCTGTTCTGGATCTTCGAGGAGAAGCACCCGAGCATTCTCGGCACCAGCACGCTGGCGAAGTACGCCAAGAAGCCGTGGATGTCGGCGTTCAACCTGGCGGTGCGGCGGCTGCCGGATCGGCTGCCGGAGAACCCGCACCGGCGGGCGATCCGGAAGACGACCGGCGAGGAGGAGTGGTGGTCGGCGGATGACTGCCACTACGGGATCGCGGCGTCCAACGCTGAGGGTGGCCGGTCGATGTCGAACCGGCGGGTGATCGCGGACGAGTTCGCGAAGCAGTACAACTACGACGCGTACGGGGCCGCGTATTACTCGATGGATGCGTTCGAGGATGCCCAGTACTGGGCGTTGACGACGCCGGATCCGAAGGGTGTGCCGTTCAACGACCTGCGGGCCGCCGCGTTGGCGTTCATCGAGTCGGGCGAGGGTGATCCGTCGCTGGGCCTGTTCGAGTGGTCGGCGCCGGAGGACGCGGACCCGACGGATGTGCGGGCGCTGGCGCAGTCGAATCCGACGCTGGGCTTGGCCGGCGGCAAGTCGGCGGTGCGGTTGCTGAACGACGCGCGGGCGGCGGCGGCGTCGGCTGAGGCTGGGGACGGGGATCTGCTGCGCACGTTCAAGACCGAGGTGATGTGCATCCAGCAGACCGACTCGGTGAACCTGGCGATCGATCCGGCGGCGTGGCGGGACTGTCGGGTGCCGGCGCCGGTGGACACCGAGCTGCGGCAGCGGCTGGCGGCGTGCGTGGACCTGTCGCTCGACGGGCAGCACGCCACTCTCGCCGTGGCGGTGGTGCTCGACGACGAGCGGGTGCGGGTGGAGACGGTGCACGAGTGGTCCGGGCCGGATGCGGCGTCGCAGCTGGAGCGGGAGCTGCCGGCGTGGGCGGAGCGGGTCCGGCCGAAGGTGCTCGGTTGGTTCCCGTCGGGGCCGGCGGCGGCGGTGGCGGCGAAGGTGGCCGACCGGCGGAAGGACGGCGCCCGGGGCTGGCCGCCGCGCGGGGTGCAGGTCGAGGGGATCCGCGGTGAGGTGACGGCGACCGCGATGGGTTTCGCGAAGGAGGTCACCGCGCGGACGGTGGTGCACTCCGGGCAGGAGATGCTCGACGCTCAGGTGGCGAAGGCGGAGAAGCTGACGCAGGGCGGCGGGTGGGTGTTCACCCGGAAGGCCGGCCAGGTTGACGCGGTGTACGCGGTGGCGGGTGCGGTGCATCTGGCGCGGACGTTGCCGAAGGTTCGGAAGGTGTCTCGCCGATCTCGGATGGCGTGAGCGAAGAATCGTAGGTTTCGGGCCGGTCTGGCTGATGATTCGTAGGCAAGATCATGTACGCTCCCGGCCATGGGGTGGCTCGCCGCGGTAGGTCAGCAGATGCGAGAGCTTCTGTCCCTACCGCGGCCCCTCGGGCTCGACGAGCAGCCGGGCGCGCAGTTCGACTCGCCGCCTCGGCCGATCGACCAGGTGTTCCTGGCGATGAACGCCGGCGTGCCGGGCCGCGTGTCGCGGGAGCAGGCGCTGTCGGTGGCGGCCGTCCAGCGGGGGCGTAACTCGCTCTGCTCGATCGCGACGCTGCCGCTGGTGCAGTACAAGGGGCTGGACATCGTCCGGTCCCCGTTCCTGGAGCAGATCGACCCCGACGTCGCCAACGTCGTCACGCTGGCGCAGACGATCGAGGATCTCGCGTTCGACGGTATCTCCTGGTGGCTGATCACCGCGCAGGACTTCGCTGGCTTCCCGATCGCCGCGCGGCACCTGGACGTGCGCACGGTGAGCCTGGACCCGCCGACCGGCGCGGTGAACCCGTTCCCCAGCGGGGTCGACGCCCGCGGCGTGAGGGTCGTGTGGGTTGACGGGGTGGCCACGCCGGCGGACCGGCTGATCCGGTTCGACTCCCCGAACCCGGGGCTGCTGGTGGCGAACGCGCGGGCGATCCGGCGGGCGCTGCTGCTGGACCAGCTGGCCGCCGTGTATGCCGACAACCCGAGGCCGACGGACTACTTCACCGACGGCGATGACCCGGACGTCGACCCGATGGAAGACGACGAGATCGACGGGTTCCTGGCGGAGTGGAAGGCGGCGCGGAAGGCCGGCGGCACCGGCTGGATCCCGCGCACCGTGAAGCGGGTCGACGTGAACAGCCCGTCGCCGCAGGAGATCCAGCTGGTGGAGCTGCAACGGCAGGTGACGCTGGAGATCGCGAACGGGCTCGGTGTGGATCCCGAGGACCTGGGCGTGAGCACGACGTCGCGGACGTACTTCAACGCGCAGGACCGGCGCACGTCGAAGATCAACGAGACGTACGCGCCGTACATGCAGGCGATCACGCAGCGGCTGTCCATGGGCGACGTGACCCGGCGCGGGCACGCGGTGCGGTTCGACCTGACGGACTACCTGAAGCCGGACCCCGGCGCGCAGGTGACGTACTGGAAGGGCTTGAAGGACATGGGCGTGATGGACGCTGACGAGATTCGCGCGGCGGCCGGCCTGTCCGGCCCGGCGCCGAAGCCCGCCGCGGCTGCGTCCGCCCCGCCGGCCGAGGGGGACGGCGAGGACCAGGAGCAGACCGAGGGCGCTGAGGCGTCGCGGCTGGCGGTGGTTCGGCTCACGGCCAGCGCCGACGACGGCGGCAAGCCGGCGATGACGTTCGACGTCGCCGACTTCGCCGGGGCGGCGGAGCCGGCCAAGGTCGACGTCGAGCGGCGCACGATCACCGGTCTGGCCGTTCCGTACAACAAGGTCGCCCGCAAGTACGGGTTGGCGTTCCGGTTCCTGCCGGGGTCGCTGGAGTACGACGACGCGAACCTGTCCCGGATCAAGCACCTGAAGGACCACTACACGCCGGTCGGGATCCACACGTCGGTGAAGGAAACCCGGCGCGGCCCGGTGGTGACGTTGAAGGTGCTCGACGGTCCCGAGGGCAGCCCGGCGAAGTTGGAGCGCGACCAGCTGCTCTACGACGCGGAGCACGGCCTGTACGACGGGCTCTCCGTCGGCGTCGACTTCGCTCTCGACCCGGAGTCCGGGGACGTCGAGTGGAACGAGAAGGACCAGGTTTACGACGTCAAGCGGGCGACCTGGCGCGAGACCAGCAGCACCCCGATGCCCGCGTTCGATGACGCGCGCGTGACCAAGGTACGAGCAAACCGAGAGATTGGAGCAGGAATGCACTGCGCCACCTGCGGGCAGGTCCACGCGGAGGGCGTGGCGTGCACCGCTTCCAACAACCAGCAGCCGGCCAACCAGCCGGCCACCGGCGTGAACCTCAGCGAGGACCAGCTGACCGCTCTCCTGTCCCGGCCGGGCGCGATCCAGGCGATCGTGGCCGCGCAGCAGCCGCAGCGGCCGGAGCAGCCGGCGGCGCCGGCCGGTGCGCTGACGCTGTCCGCCGAGCAGGTCGACAGCCTGATCAAGGCCGGTCAGCTGGGTGCGCTGCTCGGTGTGCCGCAGGCGATCCCGGCCCGGAACGAGCCGGCGGAGCAGCGGCAGGCGGTCGACCCGACCCGCCGCACCGTGGCCGCGTCGCAGGTGCGGGAGGAGCTGCCGTACCGGTTCGACCGGGGTGGCAACCTCACCCGGGGCGCCCAGTACGACTTCTCGACCGACCTGATCGCCGCGTCGCGCGGTGACGGCGAGGCGATGGAGCGGGCGACCAAGTTCATGCGCAGCCAGTTCGACGGGGCCATGGCCAACAAGCCGCGGCTCGGTGAGGCGCAGTTCGACGTGGACAAGGCGGACGCGGCGGCGCTCAACCCGGCACGGCAGCGGCCGGACATGTTCGTTGACCAGCTCGACTACGCGACCCCGCTGTGGGACTTCATCAACCGGGGCACCCTGACCGACGCCACGCCGTTCGTGGTGCCGAAGTTCGACAACACCAGCGCGGGTGACCTGGTGGGCGACCACACCGAGGGCACCGAGCCGACCGGCGGCACGTACAAGGCGACCAGCCAGACCATCACCCCGACGGCCCTGTCCGGCAAGGTCGAGGTCACCCGGGAGGCGTGGGAGCAGGGCGGTTCGCCGCAGCTGTCGGGGCTGATCTGGCGGCAGATGAACCGTGAGTGGTTCGAGGCGCTGGAGACGGCCGCCGGCACGTTCCTCAACACGCTGACCGCCGCGGCGGACATCGACCTCGGTTCGGCGGCCGGCACCCCGCCGGTCGTGGACGACGTGCTCGACGCGGCCTGGTCCGCGGCCAACGCGGATCTTCAGTTCGCCCGCGGTGGTCACCGGTTCCGGGCGTTCGCCGTGCACCAGAACCTGTACCGGGCGTTCGTCGGTGCGGTCGACTCGACCGGCCGGCGGCTGTACCCGATCATCGGCCCGCAGAACGCGACCGGCGTTGCCGCGCCGCGGTGGGGCACGATCGACCTGGGTGGCGTGACCGGTGTCCCGTCGTGGGCGCTCGGCGCGGCCGGGGCCGGGGCGAAGAACTCCTGGCTGTTCAACCCGGACGACGTGCACGGCTGGGCCAGCGCGCCGCAGCGTCTCCAGTTCGAGTACCGGGTCGCGTTCGTGGACCTGGGGATCTGGGGCTACAAGGCGCTGGCAAACACGCGCATCGACGGTGTCCGCCAGGTCATCTACACCACTGCCTGACGGGAGTGACAGGCATGTGGGTGTTGGTGGCGACCGGTGACCCGGCGGCGGTCAGCGAGGGGTACGTGAACTTGGATCAGGCCACGGCTGTCCTGGCGGATAAGCCCGCTGTGGACTACCCGTGGCGGGTGCGGGTGCACCTCGCGGACGGTCGGACCGGCTACCTCAAGGCGACGTACGCGAGCCGGGAGGAAGCCGTCGAGGCGGCCGACCTGCTGGTCGGTGGCGTCGACCCGACGGCGTAAGGGGGCGGCATGGCTGAGGACGACAAGACGCCGCGGGTGACTGCGGCTCAGGTGGCCGGCGAAGTCGAGGAGCTGCGTGCTCAGGTGGCCGAGCTGGCCGAGCAGGTGGCCAACTTGGCCCGGGCGCTGGCCCGGACCGACCGGCGACGCCGGAACTTCTGAGGGGACGTAGAGGGTGGCACGGCTGATCGGTCCGGCTCAGGACCAGCGGGTGTTCTACTACACCCGCGGCGCCCGGCGGGGGCAGTTCGTTCCCGCCGGGACGGTCGTGCCTCTCTACGCCGATGAGGACGCCACCGAGCCGGCGGATGTGCTCGCCGCTGACGGGGTGTCATCGCTGCCGGAGACGGACGACGGGATCCCGTACGTGACGATCGGCTCGACTTTCGAGGCCGAGCTGTTCCGCTTCCCCGACGGCTCCGACCCCGTGGTGTACACCCGCGTGGGCCCGGACGGGCCGATGGTGCCGCTGTACCCGGCTGCTGATGGTCGGATTGACCAGCTGGCGGCTGCCGTTGCGGGGTCCGTGTCGGGGACGGTCGTGCGTATCCGCGATGAGGCGGGCGGCGCGGTTCGCAGTTCGATTTTGGGTGGTGGGTCCGGCAACGCGATCGCCGACGACGTGATCGATTCGACGATCGTCGGAGGTGGCACGCCCGGCAGAGAGAACGTGATCGGCAACGGGATCATCGCCAACGTCGGCACGACCAGCAGCAACGTCCCGGCAGACCCCGCTGACCTGCGCGGCACCGCGGCGAATCACTGCACGGTGGGCGGCTACGACAACGTGGCGGCCGGTCTCAAGTCCGTGATGTGGTCGGATCACAGCGCGATCAGTGCGGCGGCGACGCACTCCACGATCTCCGGCGGGTCGGATCACCGCATCACCGGTGGTGACTTCGTCACGATCTCTGGTGGGACGTTCAACACGGCCAGTGCGACGCAGGCGACGATCGCCGGTGGCGGCAACAACACGGCCTCCGGGCAGTACAGCTTCACGGCCGGGCAGAACAACACCGTGTCTGCGGCGGGCGCGGTGGCGCTCGGATCGGCGAACACGGTCAGCGGTGCGTCTGCTCTGGCGATCGGGCAGAACAACAAGGCGGAGGGCAACTACTCCACGGCGTTCGGCCGGTACGCGCGGGCCCGCGTCTACGGGCAGAACGCGATGGCCAATCACCGGTTCGCTCAGGACGGGGACGCACAGACCAGCGTGATCACGCTGGCGCGGCAGACCACGACCGCCACCGCGACGATCCTCGGCATCGCCGGGGGCGGCACGGCGTACGACCTGCTGCCCAGCTCGACGGTGGCGTTTTCCTTGCTGCTGGTGGCCCGCGAGGGTGCGACAGCGGACTGCAAGAGCTGGCGCGTGGAGGGCATGATGCGCCGCCCCGCCTCCGGAAACAGCGCAGTAGTGGGCACGCCCGTCATCACCGTGCTGGCGGAAACATCCGCCGCTGCCCCGTGGACCCTTTCGGTCGCCGGATCGTCCATTGGAACCCTGCACTTCCTGGTCGTCGGTGAGGCCGGAAAGACCATTTCCTGGGTTGGCCGGCTCACGCTCGTCGAAGTCGCCGTCTAGGAGAGGGGGCACCGATGGCTGTACCCGCTGGCGATAGTGGTGGCTCCGCGCCCTGGGGTGGTGACTACCTCGATGCGGTGACCGCGTCCGACTGGTTGTACTCGCCGGGCGTCGATGAGGCGGACGTCGCGCTGTGGTGCACTGCTGCGTCCCGCGCGGTCGACAAGCGGTGCAACCGGCAGTTCGGGATCGTCGACGCGCCGGAAGCCCGTACGTACCGGCGGCCGGCGGTCTACGACGTGGTGTCGGGGCTGTGGCTGCTGGAGATCGACGACGTCCAGGATGTGACCGGGCTGCGTGTCGCCGGCGTCGCGTACGCCGACTCGGGCGCGGTGCTGCTGCCCGACGACGCGGAGCTGCGTGGCCGCCCGTACGAGCGGCTCGGGTTCGCGGACTTCCCGGGGGCGCCGGTGGTCGTCGAGGCGCTGTGGGGGTGGCCGGAGATCCCGGCGCAGGTGATCCAGGCGTGCAAGCTTCAGGTGTCGCGGTGGTCGTCGCGTCGGCATTCGCCGTACGGGATCGCCGGGTCGCCGTCGGACGGGTCGGAGATGCGGCTGTTGTCGCGGCTCGACCCGGACGTGGCCACGACGCTTGCCGGGCTGTCGCGGCGGCGGAGGGTGGCATGAACCTCGACGACGTCGCCGGCGAGCTGGGCGCCGCGCTGCGCACGATCGACGGCCTGAACGTGCCGGAGTGGGGCGTCGATCGCGTCCACCCGCCGTTCGCGTTGATCCCGCTTCCGGACCCGATCACCTACGACACGACGCACGGGCGCGGGTCGGACCGGATCGAGGACTGGCCGGTTCTGGTCCTGGTCGCCAAACCGACGCAGCCGGCCGCGCGGCGGGCGATCGCCGAGTACGCGGACGGGTCCGGGCCGAAGAGCGTCAAGGCGGCGATCGAGGCGCGCACGTACACCAGCTGCGACTCGGTGCGGGTCGCGACGGCGGAGTTCGACGTCGTCACCTACGCCGGCACGGACTACCTGGCGGCGATGTTCCACCTCGACATCACAGGAAAGGGCGCATAGCCATGGCGTTTCAGCACGGCAGGTTCACCAAGATCACGGTCGGGGGTGACGACATCTCGACGTGGACCAACACGTCGGAGATGACCCGGGGGTCGGCGGACCACAACAACACCACGTACGGCAAGAACTCCGAGGTGCATGGGGGTGGGCTGCTGAACGGCGAGTTCACCTGCGGCGGCATCTACGACAACACGGTCACGACCGGCACGCACCCGGTGCTCAACCCGCTCGTCGGCACGGTCGTCGAGATCGTGCGCATGGTGGAGGGCGCGGGCGCGGGCAAGCCGGTGCAGACGTTCGACGGGCTGCTGACGTCGTACGTGGAGACGGCGCCGGTGGCCGACATGGTGACCTGGTCCGCGACGTTCGTGGTCAGCGACGACGTCGCCGACGACACGCAGGAGGCGTGACGTGGCGACGATCGACAAGGCGGCCCTGCTCCGTCCCCGCTGCCCGGAGCAGGACGTCGACCTGCCCGGCGTCGGCACCGTGCGGGTCCGGGGGCTGACCCGCGCCGAGGTGCTCGACATCGGTAGGCGGGCGAACGACGGCGAGAACACGGAGGCGTCCGCGCTGGCGTTGGCCATGGTCGACCCGAAGCTGACCGAGGACGAAGTCCGCCAGTGGACCGAGGTCGCCACGTTCGGCGAGCTCGAGGCGCTGAACCACGTGATCAACAAGCTGTCCGGGATCGCCGGCCGCGCCGACAAGGAGGCGTACAAAAGCCTTCGAGGCGAATCCTGATCTTGAGTTCGAGTTCTTCCTGGCCGAAAAGCTGGGCCGCACGGTCGGCGAGTTGCAGGCGGGGATGAGCAACGACGAGTTCGTGCGCTGGTCGATCTACTACGCGCGGAAGGCGCAGCGGCGCCAGCTGCAGGAGCTGGTGGCGCGGTCCCGTCAGGGGAGGTGAGCGGGCGTGACGGTGGTCGAGCCGATCCGAATCGAGGGGCTGAACGCGATCAACCGGGCGTTGCGCCGGATCGACGCGGAGGCTCCGAAGGGTCTGCGGCTGGCGCACAACGAGGCCGCGAACATCGTCGTCGACACGGCCCGGCGGAAGATGCCGCGCCGGTCGGGCCGGGCGCAGGCCGCGGTCAAGGCCCGGTCGACGCGGACGGCGACGCGGGTGTCGGCCGGGTCGTCGCGGGCGCCGTACGTGCCGTGGCTGGACTACGGCGGTGAGGGCCGGGTGAAGGGCCGGCCTGCGTACCGGACGTTCGAGAAGGGCGGCCGGTACGTGTACCCGGCGTTCCACGAGCGCCACGGCGACGTGCAGAAGGCGCTGGAGGACGGGCTGCTGACCGTGATCCGGGCGGCTGGGCTGGAGGTGGACTGAGGTGGCGGGGAACGCGGTAACGCTGACGTTCGCCGGCGACGCGACGAAGCTGAACAAGGCCGCCGCGCAGGCGAGCGCAGCCACGGAGAGCGTCGGGGACGCGGCGGCCCGGGCCAGCCAGCAGACCACCGACGCCGGCCGCTCGGCGGACGTCTACAGCGGCCGCATGGCCCGGATCGGTGCGACGGCCGCCGGTATGTCCGCGGCGGTCGGCGACGCCGGCGGCACCGTGTCGGCGCTGGCCGCGCTCCAGAGCCGGGGCGCGGACCGGGCGCAGGCGCAGGCCCGGGCCCTGGCCGACGTCGAGCAGGCCGGCCTCGACGCGGAGCAGGCCCTCGGCGACCTGAAGCAGGCGCAGCTGGATCTCAACCAGGCGCAGCTCGACGCGAAGCAGGCCGGCGTCGACGCGGAACAAGCTGTGCTCGACCAGAAGCAGGCGGCGATCGACGCCGCGCAGGCGCAGAAGGACTACAACGCCGCGGTCAAGGAGCACGGCAAGGGCAGCATCGAGGCCCGGCAGGCGGCGCAGGACCTGGCGCAAGCGCAGCTGGACCTGAAGCAGGCCGGGGTCGACAGCGGCCAGGCGCAGGCCGATCTGGCGCAGGCCAACGAGGACGCCGCGCAAGCCGGCCGGGACATGGCTCAGGCGAATCGCGACGCGAAGGATGCGCAGCTGAACCTGAACGATGCGCAGAAGGCGGCGGACCCGTCGACGCTGTCCCGGGTTGGGACGGAGATCGAGCTGCTGTCCACGGCCGCCCTCGGCCTGGTCGGCACGCTCAACCTGCTCGCGATGGCCAACAACGCGGTGTCGCTGGCGTCGATCAAGTCCGCGGCCGCCACCACCGCGAGTAAGGCCGCGCAGCTGGCTGGCGCCGCCGCTACCGGTATCGCGACGGCCGCGCAGTGGGCGTGGAACGTCGCGATGTCGGCGAACCCGATCGGCATCGTGATCGTGGCTATCGGTGCGCTGGTCGGGGCGATCATCTGGATCGCGACCCAGACGACCTGGTTCCAAGATCTGTGGGGGGCGATCTGGGGCAAGATCGGCGAGCCGGTGAAGGCCGCGTGGGACTGGATCAAGAAGATCACGACGACGGCGTTCAACTGGTACATCAGCCTGCCGGGCAAGATCGGTCGGGCGTTCGGGAAGATCGGTGGGCTGATCTCGTCGCCGTTCCGGTCGGCTTTCAACTCCGTGTCCCGGGCGTGGAACGCGACGGTGGGCCGGCTGTCGTGGACGGTACCGGGCTGGGTGCCCGGCGTCGGCGGGAACAGCATCTCCGCGCCGCGGCTGCCCACGTTCCACAGCGGCGGCACGGTGCCCGGCCGGCCCGGTGAGAACGTCCTCGCCGTGCTCCAGGCCGGCGAGCAGATCAAGTCGCCGTCCGCGTCCGGCGGCGGCGGCTCAGTGCTGGTCCTACAGTCCAGCGGCCGGTCCGTCGATGACCTGCTCCTGGAGATCCTGCGCGCCGCGATCAAGCACCGCGGCGGTGACCCGGTCGCCGTGTTGAGGAGCTGACGTGGCGTTTCCCGACACTCAGGTCGCGGCCGAGGTGGACCTGTACCTGGGCGACACTCTCGGCTGGGTGAACGTGCTCGACGCCGGCGACGTCCGACATTCCGTGGCCGACTCGGGCGGCGGGATCACCATCACCCGCGGCCGGCCGAACGAGGGCCGGGAGCCGGACCTGACCCAGTGCAGTCTGGTCCTCAACAACGCTGGCGGCCGGTACTCGCCGCGTAACCCGGCCAGCCCCTACTACGGGCTGCTGGGGCGGAACACGCCGATCCGGGTGCGGGTCGGTGACCTCGGCGCCGCCGGGGCGGTCGCGTTGTCGGGTCCGGCGAAGAACCCATCGGCGGTGACCACCCCGGCCCACGCGAGCCTCAACACCTCGGGCGACCTGGACATACGGATGTGGGTGCGGCTGGTCCGTTGGGCGACCGGCGATTTCTTCGAGCTGGTCGGCCGGTACTGGGCGGTCGGCACCGAGCGCGCCTGGTACATCGATGTGGACGCCGCCGGCCGTCTGGGGCTGACGTGGTCACCGGATGGCAGTGCCGCGGGCCGGATCAGCCGCCGGGCGTTGGTGCCGGTGCCATCGGTGGCAGGCGGGGCGCTGGCGGTGCGGGCGACGCTGACCCTGGCCACGGGGGTGGTGCGGTTCTACACCGCGGCATCGTTGGCTGGTCCGTGGGTGCAGCTGGGCGCGGACTCGAGTCCCGCTGGGGCGACGTCGGTGGCGGAGGCCCCCACTGCGGGCATTGAGCTCGGGTCGTTCGGCGGCCTCGCCGCGGCGCCGGCCGCCGGTGAGCTGTACGGCTTCGAGCTGCGCATCGGCGGCACCCTCGTGGCGTCGCCGGACTTCACGCTGATGCAGCCTGGGCAGACGTCGCTGACCGATGCGCAGGGCCGCCCGTGGAGTCTCAACAGCAGCGCCGTGGTCATCGACCGGGGCGCCCGCTTCTACGGTGAGGTGTCGTCCTGGCCGTCGCGGTGGAACCTGGCGGGCACGGACCAGTGGGTGCCGGTCGACGCGGCCGGGATCACCCGGCGGCTCAGTCAGAGCACCGCGGTGACGTCTCCGCTGCGCCGCACCCTGTCGTCTATCGACCCTGCCGGCTATCTGCCGCTTGAGGAAGGGACGGACGCCACCCGGCCGACACCGGCGACGGCAAGGCCGACCACAGCCACGTCCTCTCAGGTGACCTACGGCGAGGAATCGGGGCGGCTGCCGGGAAGCCGGTCGGTGGCGAAGCTGACCGCGACGTCGTCCATCACGACGACCGTGACACCACGACCCGGGTCGTCGACGTACTCACTGCTGGTGTTCATCAAGCTGGCACAGATGCCGGCCGGTGGAGACCAAACCTATCTGCGGGTGCACTGGTCGGGCGGCACGGTGGCCCGGTGGGACTTCCAGATGTCCGGCGGCGGGTACCGGTGGGTCGGCTACGACCAGGGCGGGGACGCCGTTTCGGACCACAACTTCAACAACGCGGATAATCCTCCGGACGACTGGCTGATGATGTACGTCGAGTGGTCGCGTTCCGGCGACACGATCACGTGGCAGCCGTGGGTGGCCAACGCCGGCGATCCCGCGTTCTCGACCTTTTCGTGGACGTACACGGGCACGCTCGGCCACCCCACCAGGGTTGAGGTGGTAGGCAACAGCGACCTGCAGGATGCTCTGCTGTCGCACCTGGCCGTCGACAACGAGCGGATCTTCCTCAGCGCCGACTTCGCGGCCATCTCCACCGCATACGCGGGCGAGAAGGCCGGGGAGCGCATCGTCCGCGTGTGCGGCGAGGCGGGGATCCCGATCACGTTCTGGGGTGCGCCTGACGACACCGCGGCGTGCGGGCCGCAGCCGATCGTGCCGCTGCTCGACGCGCTGCGCGACGCGGCCGCCGCCGACGGTGGGATCCTGCTCGACGCGCGGGGGCATCGTGGTCTGCACTACCGCACCCGGACGAGCCTGTACAACCAGACACCGATCCCGCTGGACTACACGCACATCTCAGCCCCGTTCGAGCCGACAGACGACGACGACGCGACCCGCAACGACATCACCGTGTCGCGCCCTGACGGGGCGTCGTCGGTGGCGGTGCAACTCGACGGCCCACTGTCGGTCCTGGACCCGCCGGCCGGTGTCGGCCGGTACACCACCTCCGAGACGCTCAACGTCGCCACCGACGACCAGCTGCCCGACCTCGCGTCGTGGCTGCTGCACCTGGGCACAGTCGATGAGGCCCGCTACCCGCGTATCCGCCTCAACCTCGCCGCGAAGACGCTCGCCGCCGACCAGGCCCTTACGCGGCAGGTGGTGCTCTCCGACACCGGCGACGTGGCGTCGATCGATGGTCTGCCGGCGTGGCTGCCTCCCGGGCCGGCCCGGGTGATGGTGCAGGGCTACACGGAGACGATCGACGGCTACGACTGGTCGATTGTCTGGAATGCGGCGCCGTCGTCACCGTGGGGCGTGGCCGTCGTGGACGGCGAGCAGCGGGTAGCTGCCGACGGATCCACGCTCGGCGCGGACCTGACCAGCTCGGGTACGTCGCTGTCGCTGGCGTCGACCACCGAGAACGGCCCGTGGACGACGGACCCGACGGACTTCCCGCTCGACATCAGGGTGGGCGGTGAGCGGGTCACGCTCTCGGCGATCAGCGGCACGAGCAGCCCACAGACCGCCACCATTTCAGCCCGCGGCGTCAACGGCATCCAGAGGTCGTGGCCGGCCGGTACCGCGGTCGACGTATGGCAGCCGGCGGTGTCGGCGCTATGAGGAGGATCTGATGGCGATTGCATCCGGGCAGCGGATCACTGCGGCGCTGCTGCGACGGCTCCGAACCGCTTACTACACCGCGTCATCGACGTCTGAACTGACCGGTGCGGTCACCCAGGGGGAGGTCCCGGGGGCGTCGGTCACGTTCACGACGGAGACGGCCGCGCGGTGGTTCTGCGAGGCCGTCTTCGACGCCGACCAGCAGGGCACCAACACCGCGCTGATGCTCGGCTACTGCGATGTAGACGGCACGGTCCAGGCCGGGCAGGCGATCAACTCGGACCCGGCCGCGAGCGACCGACACACCGTTTCGCAGATGTGGGACGGCACCCTCAGCGCCGCCGGCACGCACACGATCAAGCTGCTCGGCACCCTCGCCGCGAGCCAGGCGATCCGCGTGGGCAACACGCGGCTGAAAGTCACAATCCAGGAGGCGGTGTGATGGCCGCTTGGCGCAAGGGTCAGTCGTGGCGGGTTGTGCGCTCGCTGGACCGGCTCAACGAGCAGCTGCGTGCCGCGTTCCCGCGTGCGGTGCCGCCGGCCACTCCGGCGGTGTCGTGGGGGTCGATCGCCGACTCGGCGCACAGCAGCAGCAGCGACCACTACCCGCACTACTACACCGCGCTCGGCAAGACCGCGGTCGTGTGTGCGAGGGACTTCCCGCACGCCCCGAAACTCGGCCTGGACGCACACGAGGTGGCCGAGCAGCTGCGCCGCAGCCGTGACCCGCGCATCGGCTACATCATCTCGAACGGGCGGATCACCGGCCCGAACTACGGCTGGGAGTGGGACGACTACGACGGGTCGGACCCCCACGACACCCACATCCACGTGAGCACCGTGCACACCGCCCGCGCGGACGACACCCGCGACTGGCAGATCGGAGAGGACGACATGGACGCCAAGCAGTTCGCCGCCATCCTGAAAGACCCGGCCGTGGCCGGCCTGATGCGGGCCCTGCCGTGGCAGTACGTGGGCGGCGGCATCCCGAAGGGCATGTCCACCCTCAGCGTGCTCAACGAGCTGGTGACGCGGGCGCGGGCCAATGACGGTGACACCGACGAGCAGGCCATCGTCTCCGGTGTCCTCGCCGGACTCACCCCGGAGCGGATCGCCGCCGCGATCCCCGAGGCCCTCACCGAGCAGGTCGCCGAAGAGCTGGCCAGGCGGCTCACGTCATGACCGACCCGCTCGGCCCGGTACAGATCACACCCCGGGACATCTACGACCAGGTGGTGTTACTCCGCGACACCGTCAACAAGCTCGTCAACCAGGGCGCCGGCCACGGCGAAGACCTGCGCGACCACGAAACCCGGCTGCGGTCACTGGAGTCCCGGCAGTGGCCGCTACCCGCCGCCGCGGTGCTGCTGTCCCTGGCGGCGCTCGGCACCGCCGTCCTGCCCCAGCTCGTCAACTAGGAGGACCTCATGCAGTGGAAGCCGTACGCCAAGGCCGTTGTCGGCGGACTGACCGCTGGCCTGACCGCGCTGGGCACCGCCCTCGCCGACGACCACGTCACCCGGCTGGAATGGACCATCGTGGCCGGCGCCGTTCTCGCCGGGCTGGGCATCGTGTACGCGGTACCGAACCGGCCCGCGTAGTAGCCTGACGGCGACCCGTACGCGGACCGACAGGCCGCCAGCCGGAGGACGCCCCCGCTGCCTCACGGCGGCGGGGGCGCTGTCGTCTCCCGTCAGCGTTGCTTGCACAGGTCCGCGTACGCCTCGGCCAGCGCCGCGTCCACCGTGCCGGGCGCCCACGACTGGCCACAACCGAGCAGGGCCCGAGTCTGTGCGTCTTCCCGGCTGATCTTCGGCGCATCAGATGGGGCCAGCTTCAGGTACGTCTCGTACGGGTCGCTCTTCGGCTGCGCAGGCGCGGAGCTGGACACGCTCGCCGGCCGGGGACCGGCCGGGTCGTTCGGCAGGCCGATGTTCCAACCGACGATGGCCGCCGCGACCATCGCGACCAACATGATCGCGATGAAGAGCAGACGACCGCGGCGGGGCGACGTGGCAGGCGCGCTGTTGGTCATGGCGGGCACCGTACTCTCTGTGGTCAACACGTGGCGGCCCGCGCGGCTCACGGGCCGACAGTCAGGACCGTACGGCGGATCGGACGCCGACGCGCGGTCAGCCGCGGCGGGTCGACCCACTGAACACCAGCGGGCATCAGGTACAGCTCGCGGCGCTGAACGGCGTCGCCGGTGTCGCCGAGCTGGTAGGCGTCGATCCACAGCCAGCCGTCGTACGTGTGCCGTTCGAGGACCCCGATCACCCGGACGGTCATCTCCGCGAGGGCGAACTGGGGCGAGGCCGCGCGGGTGAGGCGGAGTGTGTCGCCGGGGCGGATGGTCCGAAGCGGTGGCGGAGCGGCTGGCCGGGTGCCGGCTCGCGGTGTCGGCCGACCGGGCGGCCGTCTGTCGCTCACCGGGCCACGATCCCGTAGACCATGAGCGCGAGGACCAGGACGGCGACGGCCCCGATCTCCCAGACCTGGGCGCGGTTGATGCGGGGTGCTGGCGGGCGTGGTGGTGCGGGGTATACGTCGCCGTCGACGATGGGTGGCGGGTTGGCGTGCCGGTGCGCGGGTGTCACAGGATCACCTCTTATGACTAAAAGATCATCTAACGCTCACTCTCCGTACCCTAGAAAGCCTAGATTTCTAGGTCAAGCATCGTGTTGAGGTCCGATACCGCACATGGTGTGATCCGTGGGCCCAACCCACGGAGATCAACCCATGCCCGCCCGCCGGCTGACCTACGAACAGATCGCCGACGACCTCGCAGCACGACCGGGCCCGCCTCTGGCAGGCCATGGACGAGCTGCGGCCCTGAGTCTCCGGCCGTCTGGCTGGAGCCCGTGCCGGCTTCGTCGACGTCGCCGGCACGGGCCACCGAAGCAAGACGCGGACCGCCTCTGTCCAGGCGGCCCGCGCGATCACCGACCAACCACGAAAGGACACGGTCGATGTCCCAGGAGAGTACCCGACCCGAGGTCACCCGGGTCCCCGCTGGCCAGCTGGAGCGCGGGCAGCACATCATCAGCCGCAGCATTGTGGCCGAGGTCGCTTACGTCCTGCCGTACCGGGACGGTGACGGTCACCCGACGGTCGCGGTGATGGTCAACCCGGTCGGTGCGGGCGAGCCGTTCGGTGACCGTTTGTACGCCGACGTGCTGGTCCGGCTGGCGACCGAGGGTGAGGTTGCCGCCGCCGTCGAGGGTGCGCACCGCGTGCAGCTGGTCGCCGGGCTGCGGGAGCTGGCCGACCTGATCGAGCAGCACGAGCTGCGGTTCCGGTCGTGGTACGGCATCGACGTCAACGCGGTGCTGCCGGAAGGCGAGGTGTCGCGGGTTTCGGAGCTGCTCGGTGTGGAGCTGACCTGGTCCGGCAGCGAGCAGCGGCAGGTGCAGTTGAAGCTGCGTCAGCCGGAACGCGGTGAGGGCGTCTCGGTCATCTTCCGGGGATTGCCGGCCAAGGCATGGACGTGCCCGTACTGCCCGTTCACTGCCGCCGACGCCGACGCCGGAGCCGCGCACATCGCGGCGCGCGAGGCGGGCACGGGCTGCGTCACTGGGCCGGCCACCGCCGCGCAGGCCGGGGAGTGATCGCCGTGGCCACCACTTCGCTGCTCGCCAACCCGGTCCAGGTCGGCCAGATCCGCGACCTGATCCGCTACGCCCGCAAGGTCGGCGCCGAGCACGCCACGTACGCGAGCGGCCCCGACGTCACCGGCCAGGGCTACGGGCCCGTCGAGCACGTGTGGGACCTGCCCAACCTGCGGGTCAGCCTGTACGACGGGCAGCTGGAGGTGCAGCGGTACAAGCAGATCGCTGGCGTCCGGTGCTTGCGCGGCTCGGTCTGGCTGCGCGCCAACGACGTGGTGTCGGTGGGTGAGGTCGCGCGGCTGCTGTTCGCACGCGGCATCCTCCCGATGCCGTTCGGCGACCAGATCGACGTGGGTCCGGCGGTGGACCGGTGACGCCCCCGGTGTTCCCGGCCGCCGCCGCGACGGCCGTCGCCGTCGACGAGCACCCGCCGTTCTGCCCGTGCCTCGCGTGCACCGACGACCTGCTCGCGCGTCTCGCCCGGCCGCTCGTGCCGGGCGGCCCGCGCACCGATCCGGCCCTCACCGGCCACACCGACTCCCCGACCGGGCCGCGCCCATCCGGGCATCCCCACATCGTCTCCGGTCCGGTCGGGGCCAAGCCGGGCGCGGCAGCCGCGGGGGTGGCTGCCGCGCCCACCCCGGGGAGGTGCACCCGATGACCGACCCCAAGTACATCGCCCACCTCGACCAGCAACTCGCGCTCGGGAACGACCTGCTCGACCGGATGGTCGACCACGTCCGCGACCGGCTCGACCGGGGCATGACGCCGGAACAGCTCGTCGTCCAGGTGACGCTGACCGCCGACGAGATCGACCCGGGCCGCGTGTCCAGCGCGTTCGCCGTCGCCCTGGTCCGGCTCGCCCGCCAGCACCAGCGTGACGCGCTGCCGGACCCGGACCACGTCCGCCCGGACCGGCGCCGCGTCGTGGCCGGCTACGTCTGCGCGGTGGTGGCGCTGCTCGCCGCCGTCGCCCTGATCTTCGGGTG